ATCTGCTTTAACAATCACATACAATGTGAAGCTATCCTTTTTGAGCATCAAATCAGTGACAGCGTAGCTGCTGCTTGTACCCTGTAACAGCAATTCCGCATCTCCGGCACTTCCACCAACCACCCTAAAGTCGTTATATGCCTTTGGTATCACCTGATTTTCAACTACATCTTCACCGTCATAATCGGTGAAATCGTACCACGCAACCAAGCCACTGTCATAAGGTAAGCCGGATACAAAGCTGTCACCGCCACCCGGCACAGGTGTAATAATCTCACAGTCTATGGCTTCCCCTCGCACCTCCGACAGATAACCCGCATACATAACGCTCACAAGATTACCGACCGTAATATCCTCATACTCCGGATTGACAATTTCAAATTTTCCCGTAACAGGGATAACCGCACAGCTCACCGTTTTATTTTCCTCTGTGACAAACTCCGTCTTACTGACAGTATCTCTAAGTGACTTATAATAGCTGACTATAGCTTCCACATCATCAAACCTCACCGGCTTATCACTTTGCGATATATCAAGTATAACTTCAAAGCTGTACGGCTCGCCGCCGTTTTCAAACCACGGAATAACCTTGCTGTCGGTATATACCGCCCTTAAGGCAGTTTCAACAGCATACCTTGTACCAAGCTTTCTATGCACATTTACACTTGTCTTGATAATCTTGCGCTTCTGCTCGATTGTATATCCGTAGTCGTACCAGTCAATATGCAAATCGTAAGCAAGCACATCAAGCAATTCCTCGCTCAACTCATCAATCCTCGGAAAGATAATTGTAGTATCAATATCCTTAGCTACATCATTAAGATAATCGGCTATTATCTGCCCCAAAACCTTTATGCTTTCACTGCTTTGCAGGGAATTGGGGAGGGAATTAATGTCAATACCCGTTATATTATTCATCCTCTATCCCTCCATACGTCACAGCCTTATCGTTAAGCACTGCCACAGTACCCACAGGAAGCTTGTGATAAGTTGGCTCATTGACCATTACTCTCTTAGCACCCGCCTCCATAACAAGATTGATAAGATAAGACGGGTTTATATCTCTGCCCATCTTCCCGCTTTGCCACTTGATATAGCTTTCCACTGCCTTATCAACAGCTTCTTTGACAACATTTACGCTGTCCGCATTAGGCGAACTTATGTAGTATGTCATATCTATGCTGTAATCGTAGGTGTCCGCCGCCGATACCGTTACATTATCTGTAAGCGGTCTTACATCGTCCGCATTTACTGCCTTGTACACCTTGCTTATAACATCTTCTCCGGGAAGCTCACCATCCGTACACAGTACCTTAATAAGCACATTGCCCGCCGATGGAGAGCTTACCGCCACATCTGCAATACGTGCATCTGCACTTTCAGCATAATACTTGTAGCCGCCTATCGCACCCGCCGTAGATTTGCCTTCAAGGCTTTCCCTCATACGGTTATAAAAGCTGTCATCATCCTCAATATCCACACCGCCACCGCTTACCGTTGTATTACTTACCTTACTGCAATACGGATATGGGTCCACTATCTTGTTTATCTGCCCCGCTTCAAATCCGTTGTAAGCCGTGCCCACCTCAACAGCGGTTGCCGTCACCTCTGCAAAGGTGCTTCCCTCTGTAATTGTCAAGGCTTCGTCCGTGGCAAACACAATATCATCATTCGCCTTTACTCTTGTACCAGCTTCAATTACCACTTCCTCCTCCTGAGCCTTCGATATCTCAAAGCGCATATTGACGGTGGCCGCCAAGCCTTCTATCCTTTCTACACCAAAGAATAGCTCCGAAAGATTATCAAGATATTCACCCTCTGCATACCTCGGTACGTTTTGCCGTGCCGCTTCGTTAATAATTACCCTCTGTTGTATGATAACGGATGCCACCCAGTTTATAAAAAGCCTTATAGGGTCAGCCGGGTAAAGAGTACGTCCCATCATTTCCTCGTACCTTGCTATAAGCTCTGTCAACACTGTTTGGCTATCCGTATCTACAAAGGTAACGTCACTGTAATTACTGTTTCTACTCATCTATTTCCACCTCCACCACAGGTACTAATATACCCTCGCTTATGCTGTCCGTCTTAAAGCTTATGGACTTAACGCTTGCCCTCGGCTCATAGTCCTGTATACTTTCAAGTATCTCTATCTGAAGCTTAGCCATTGCCCGCCTCACAGGTAAATCCATCACATTAATGGATATTCCAAAGCCACGGTCAAGCGGAACTTGTCCCTTAAAGGTTGACAGAAGCGTTTTTATGTTCTGTATCACTTCTTCTGCAACGCTTTCGGGTGCAAAGTCAACCTCACTCACCTTTTCACTTGTATCTATTAGCACTCTTTACCACCTCGCTTCCCCTTGCATACTCCTTTAACGTAACACTAAGGTCTACACAGTGATAACCTCCTTGCCCGTCAATCTCCGCAAAGTCCATCTTAAGCTCTCTTATCGTCCACCGATACCTACCAAAGCCCTTACCATCAAGTACAAAGCTTATAACAGTGCCGTCACGCTGTATATATATAAGCTTGTTCATCTCTGTTCTTGGGTCAACCCCGAAGTAGTCCTTAAGCTTAATCTTAAAGGTGATTTCGTCAAGGCTTTCTCCTACATACTGGCTTAACGGCTTTTTCTGTAGCACCTGAGTATCGGCATAATTTACACTGTTGCTTCTGCTAAAGTCCGAAAAGGTGAATATTTTATCGTCCGATACCTCAAACATAATAATATCTCCCATTTCCTTACAGCCTATAGCACCTATCATTCGTCATCACCTCCACCCTCCGACGGATATTTACCGAATGTGCCTATTATCAAGCCTTGTCCTATGCCCTTATCAAGCGTAGCCTCATAAATGCAAAGGACCTTATCGTTAATTTCGGGTATGTAAACACTTCCCGTAATTGTTAAAATCGGCAAATAGTCCGACATTATGTCACCTCTGTCCTCAAACAGCACCCTTGCACGCTGTTTTTCGGCATCTACATCGGCAACCTTGCCTATTCTTACCATCTCCGCCAGTATTCTTTCGTTTCTGCTACTCATCAATATCCCTCCAAGCACCGTCTTAGACTTAATTTTGTTGTAAATCCGCCGCTTGTTATGCTGTGCTGTGCCTCTGTTATATGATACTTTCCGTCCCAGTTGTTCCAGCCGCACAGCTCAATATTTGTACCCGCATAATAATAGATATTTCCTATCAGCTCAACGCTTGCCGTCCACTGGCTCTCATTCTGTTCACGCAGTGCGCACCTCGCCTTTCGCTTAAAGTTTATATCCTCCTTCTCCGAGTTGTAGCTCTCACGCTTACGCAGTACCCTGCTTACTCCGAGCGACGACGGAGCTTCAAAACTGCCTGTATATGTGTTGTCCGTCTTGCTGTCGGTAAAGGTAATTTCACAGCTTGAATATATATCCTTTGCCGAACATTTAAAGCTTGGCTCACCTGTCAGATTTGTCTGACCTCTTATTATCTTCCCTACAATTGCCTGACTGTCATACTTCGACTTGTCAAATACCACAAGCTTTCCACAGCTTATCTTTATTGCCATACCATCATTTTTTGCAAGAGAGGATAAAAATTCAAGGTCGCTTTCATTGCTCTGCTCCTTCTTGTCATAAAGCGGGTCGTAGTCACTGTCATATATATAACCCAGTCCCGTACTCGTTGCTATATCCCGAAGTATTGCACTTAGCTTTATATTCTCCCACGTCTTATACTTCTTTTCACTCCTTGCAGAGCCTGTTATCGGAACAGACACGGCATTGATTGTAAAGGTATCGCCTTGTGAAAAATCGTCCACCTCAAAGCCGCCAAGCTTTATATAATCGTTCTTACCCTCTGTAGGCCAGTTTACAATACTTATTCCGATATTCAGCTCATCACCTACATTCGGAAACAAATCATCCGAAAATATCCTTGATACATCAACCACCGTCACCGATACATCGTCCGTTATATCCTCCGTATCGTTGTAGCTTATCGTATTTACTATTGCCGATATATTTCTCTGTCTGAATACCACCTTTGGAATAACCCGCCTTGCATCCACTTAATCACCTCCGCTCATTGAATTACTCTCTCCACACAGGCACGCTTTCTACAATCGTGCTTTCCTCCTCCGTATCAAGCTCGGGGGTTTCCAGCTCAATTCCCGCCGGAAACACCTGTATGCTCTTGTACTTGGTATTGGCTTCAATAATCTTGTGCATCTTTGTTTCGTCTCCGTACACCTTATAGGCTATGCTGTCCCACATATCGCCCTGTACGCTTCTGTACTTACTCATTTGAAATCCTCCTCTTTCTGTCTGCCTCTGCCTTAATTTGGCTCATAACCTCACGCTTAACCGCATTTTTATACTCCTCAAGCATTGCCATAAACTGTTGCTTTGTATTATCGTCTGTATTACCGCTTATCGTAATTGACGGCATACTAAAGTTGAAGTTATACTCTGACGTGCTTCCGCTCTCATTGCTTATCTGTCTGCTTACCGCAAGCTGACGGCTCTGCTCTCTGCTGTCGTTTATAAGCTCCCAAACCTTAGCCGCATTGTCATACATTTTTCCTGTTTCAAGCGCATCATAAACTCTGTAACCCTTGCTGTTGGTAATAAGCTCAGCACCCTCTTCACCTGCGATAAAGCTATCGGGAGTGTAGCTCGTACCGCTTGCATAACCGGGTAATGCAGGACCCTGTACTTCCTTTCCGTTTACGGTTTTTGATACCGTTGCCGCTCTGTATGTTATCGGGTTTTTCATCATATCGTTTATCCACTGCACATTGGCTTTTACTTTTACCGATAATGGGTTGGAATCAAGATAATTCTGTGCTTTTGTTGCAGCATTGGCTGTTTCACTTTCAAAGACTTCCGGAAAGTTTTCGTGCAATTGCTTTTGAGTCCTCGTCATCAATGCATCGCTCATATCAGCAGCTCTGTTGCCTACTGCTTCTCTAAGTCCAAATTCTTCACCAAACAAAAATGTAGCCGTAGCCTCAGGGTCACCTGCCATAACTCCTTGCTGTGCCAGATTGCTTATAGTAGTCATTAATTCCTGCGGCACTTCTTTGTTTAATTCCTTATATTGCTTTGCTATATCAAGAGCTTTCTCCAATGCAGCAGGGTCATACAATTCCTTCATCGCCAATACATCACCCTTATTAAAAAACTGTGTGTAATCGGTGTTAAGCAATTCTGTCATTGCTGTTGCCGCTGCATGTGCATCAGTACCATCCATTACAGTATAAAGCTCCTCTAATCTCATTCGGGTGTTGGCAATACCATTTGCTACCTCATCCCCATAAGTATCATTAATTGTATTACTTGCATACTCATATACCTTTGCGTTATTTTCATTTATTGATGCAAGGTATTCACTACTGTACTTATCTTTTTTTGCATTATAATCTTCTTCACTTTCAAAATAATGCAAACTTGGGTCTTTTTGCTGTCTCTCCCATTGGTCATCTGCCAACATCATTGCGGCTATGTAAGCTGCTCGTGCGCTTTCATTCATTGAATCTGCATTTTCTTGAAGCTCTTGAAGCAATGCCTCATAGCTATCCGAGGTTAGGCTTGCGCCGCTATATCTGAGCGAAATTTCTTCAAACTTCGCCTCGCTTTCCATTTTTTCATAGTCATTTACTCGCTTTTTTATGTTATACATTTTTTCAGCAATAACATTTGCTTCATTCTCAGATAAAATACCATCTTCAAATGCGGTATTTACAGTTTTCGCAAGGTCATTGCCAAGTTGTGTAAACTCTGCATTTACATTATTAAAGTATGTATCTACGTTACTGTCCTTTACACCTTCTTCACCGTATAGCAGCTCTATGCCAAGCTTAATTGCATAACCCTTTTGCGTTATATATTCCTGTGCGTTTTGTATATAATTACTTATGCCGGTCTTATAGCTCTCAACATCATCCTCACTAAGCTTAATACCTAAACTAACCTTATAGTTAAGCACGTCAACCGTATGCTGTGAGCTTATAAACTCATTATACTTCTGTGTTGCTGTGTCCACCGCATTTGCATATTCCTCCCATTGTCCCGTCTGGTCAAATATCGCATCTGCTATATCCTCTATTTCCTTTGCGGTTAAGGAGAGCTTGCCAAAGTGTTCCTCAAGGCTTGCGTTCTTCATTTCGGTATTAGCTTTTACGACATTTGCCGCCAACACACCTACTGCCGCACCTACCGCTAATATCCCCAAAAGAACAGGGTTTGAGGCTAACGCCATCAATCCGCTTGCTACGCCTGCAACTCCCGATACCACCTTAAAGCCTATAATAGCACCGCCTATACCCGCAAACACCGAGTACAGAGTATCTCTGTTTTTACTTGCCCACTGAAATAGAGCCTTACCCTTGTTCCACAGCTCACCTACATACTTACCCGACTTTTTAAAAAATACCATCGTGTTTTCTGTCACATCGGGTAGCTTACCGGCTATCTTGCTTATCCACTCCGACAGTATAGGCTCTGCCTTAGATACAACATTTATCTTAAAATCATCCCAAGCCGATTGAAGTAGCTTAAGCCGTGCCGATAGTGAGCTGTTCTGTATATTAGCCGCCCTATCAAGTGCGCCATCCGAATGTGTAAGTTCATCATACAGCTCATCGTAAGTACCATTTTTCACAGCTTCAAGCAGATAATTGAACTGCGAATAATATCTCGTGCCCGCTATTTTCGATAAATAGGAGTTTCTATTATCGGCACTAAAGCCTTCCATCGCATCGTTAATATCTTCCAATACGTCTCTGAAGCCTCGTGCATTACCCTGTGCATCATACATACTGACACCCAAGCCTTTCATTGCGGATATTGCATCACTGTTAGCGGCAATTCTTACAAATATCGAGTTAAGTGCCGTACCCGCTTCCGTGCCTTTTTTACCGTTATTTGCCAATATACCCGCAGCCGTACCGAGGTCATACATATCAAGACTTAAGCTTCTTGCCGCACCGCCTGCCTTTGTAAATACCTCCATCATCTGTAAGGAGGTCTGATTACTGCGGTTATTTGCCATCGTAGCCATATCAAGGTACTTTGTCATATCGTCAATACCTATATTCATTGCAGACATACTGTCCGTTACAAGGTCTGAGGTTGTTGCAAGGTCACTTACCGTTGCCTCCGACAGCCTTAACATAGGCATTAAACCCTTTGCGCTGTCCTCTGCACTCCACCCCGCAAGTGCCATATAATTTAAGGCATCTGCCGCCTCCGAAGCCGTCTTTGTTGTTGCCTTACCCGCACTTAAGGCAGCTTCGTTAAGTGTTTCATAGGCTTCACTGCCTATCTCAATACCCGATGTAGCCGCTACATTATACATTTCCTGCTGATATTCCTTGTAGGTGTCCACAAAATCCTTAATTGCCGCAGTTGATATAACCATAGAACCTAAAGCCAGTACCGTATTTTTAATCCTGCTGACAGCCTTATCTGCAATGGACTCCGCCCTTGCAAATGAATTTTTGTAGCTGCTGTTAAGCTTGCCGTTAAGCCTGAAAGCTATATCATATATTCTTGAGCTTGCCATATATAAACCTCCTTCCCGTATGTACAATTGCAACTTTGCTTTTGAATTAACTTCTTATAACATATTTTACCAAAAAACATTTCTGCTTTAGTCCCCTTTTAGCCTGTTTTACAATATTTTTTACAAAAAAAGAACACCCTTCCGAGTGTCCTTAAAACATATATTCATTACCTATTCTTAATCTGATATTTCAACTCACACACTTGCTCACTTAACCATAAGCCTCTCCTGTAAAGCCTCCTGCAAAACCTTAGATACATTTATCTGTGCCTTTTCCGCTTCATAATTCAAATAATAAGGCAGTGTAACATTTCTACGCACCATTTTATTATCCATACGCTTTCTGTACACAGAAAAATCTATATCCACAAAAGTTAATGTACCCTGTGAAAAATCAAAAATATCATCTGCATCAGCCTTTGCCTTCTTGATAGCGTTTTCACTGTCTGAAGGAGTGGGCAAAGCCTCACCGTTATCCTCTATACTTATTCCCTTCAAGCCTATTGCATCTCTTGCCATTTCAATAGCATCTACAAAATCAACACCCTCCGTATATATATCCATATCGGGTACATATACAAGATACACATTATCATTTTTCGCTATAAATGTAGGATATACACCTTTCATAATATTACCTCCCGAAAATAGTATAAGAAATGAGGATTACTTTAATCCCCACTTTTTTAATATCTTTTTTGCTGTAATTTCATTTATTTCCGTATGTCTTGGGACTTGCTCGGTATCATTTCCACGCTTGTAGGTATCGTGATTTCCGCCGTGTTCTTTAAACTCAAATCCTGCGTCCTCAAGCTTTTTTATTAAATCTCGTCTTTTCATTGCAGTCCTCCTTACACAATTATTATACACACTTTTTACACACTCGTCAATATTTTATACAAAAAAATCACCCTACTTTTTAAATTTAGGGTGAAAAAAATACGGATATTTTTAAAATTTATATTGACAGCCACGTATATACGTGGTATAATTATATCATAAAACAAAGAAAGGAGATGAAACCGTTGGATATAATAGACATAATAGAAAAAGTCCTAAAGATTATAGCTTATCTGGCAATGGCAATCTACTGGATAAGACGAAATCTAAAGGACAAATAGCAAAAACTGAGGTCAGGGGTGCAAGCCCCTCTCCTCATCCTTATTATATCCTAAAATATTATGAAAAGCAATAATTTATTAATTCCGTCAATAATGCTCTGCATACTCGGGCTTATTGATATTGACTACAAAAACATAGCTACTCTTGATATAGCTTACATTGTAGTTGTTATCATAACTATCTCAGCTATAATTTTCAACCTTTTGAAAGGAGCAACAAAATGAAGCTAACCCAAATACGTACAGAAAAAGGAATGACACGAAAAGCACTTTCCGAGCTTAGCGGTGTACCGCTTCGTACAATAGAGGATCTTGAACGTCGTGATGATGGCAGAGTGTCCACGTTAATTAAGCTTGCAGATGCCCTTGAGGTGTCACTTGATGAGCTTTGCAGATAACACAAAAGGCAAGAGGTAATTCGCCCCTTGCCTTTTTCTTGCATTATGCTATTACATTAAATTGTGTTTCTATTACCGGTCTTATACCGTCCGCCTTAAGCAGTTCATATATAAACAATCTGCCCTTCTGTGTCCACTTGGTACGCATTACCACATCGGGACTACCGTCAGACCTTGTAATATCAATAGTCTCAGAGCTTGTATAACCCTTATTCTGATACTTCTTATACAGTAACCACTGTTTCCCCTGCTTATACTGTATTTTGCGTTCTTCAAGCAACTTATTCATTGACCTTGCACTCATTCCGTAGTCCTTTGCAATCTGATTAATATTTACAAGCCCGGGATTCTGCAAAATTCTGTCTGTGTAATCTGCCTTTGGCTTAAGCTCTCCGATAAGTTGATTTTTTATTTCAATCTCCTTATCCTTTTGCTTTAACTTGTCCCTTTCTACCTTTAACTGTGTCAAAAGCATTATACCAAAGTCGGGGTCATTGATAACCTGCTCCATTGTGTTCTCGGTCATATAAGCACCGTGCTTGCGGATTGTTGGTAAAACCTCATCAAATACCCAGCTTTCAAATTTTTCAGCAGATGGAAGTTTACTGTGAGTGATAAGGCGGTAAACATTGCCTTCATCAACAAACTTAGCTTGCTGCTCTCTGCCTAGACTATCTATGACTGGGCAAATCACCCACCCATCTGATTTGCAATGGGTTTTAATTGCCTTTGGCGTGTCTGCATATCCCAAAGCCTTAGCCACATCACTACCGCAAAATAAAACCTTTCCGTTTTCTTCAACTGTTCTCACTTGACCAAATTCATTATTTTCAAAAATCTGTAATTCATTCATTAATTATTTACCCTCCTCATTTCAGCTCTAACAGCTTTAATACCTTGTGCGTAACCAAGTCTAAAACCATTACATATCAAATCCCAGTCATCTTGACTGTTACTTCTAATAACTTCGATATCATCGTATGTCATATCATATCTCTCGTTTATTTTTCCGATAATACTTTTAATAGTTTTCATTGTATTTAACTTTGCCATATAAAAAACTCCCTTCAAAATTGTACTTGAAAGAAGTCCCTCTGAATGATATAATATTTTCAGGGAGATTTCTCTCTTTCGGAGAACGGTTACCAGTCGCTTTGTCATTTGAGTGGTTTCCGTTCTTTTTTATTTTGTTAATTCTGAATACAATTTTTCAATACCACGTCTTATGGTTTGAACTCTTGTTTCCGAATTACTTTCTGCAACCTTATCAAGCTTATCCAAAGTTTCAGCATCAAGCCTTACAGCCAGTTGCGTTGATTTTGGATTGTCTAATTTAGGTCTGCCTGTTCGTGGACTCATATAATCACCTCACTTTTTGAATACCACTAAATACAGTATATATTATGGTATTCAAAAAGTCAAGAGGTAATTTTATATTTTTCAACATACACAAGCTACTCCGTTTCCACCTCTTGAAACCTCTTTCACTTATAAATTTGTATGTCACTTTCTTTTAGCCGCTTCCGCTCTTTTTTCAGCTATTGAGTTAAAGGTTGCTATGTGCCTGTCAAGCTCACCAAAGGTAAGTCCTTCATAGTAGGAGATAGCCGTATTGGTTTCCATTGCAAGCACCATTATACTTTCCTCAATTACGCTGTTGTTGTACTCTCCGTTTTTGCAATCTTCTTCGTTGGGGTAGTAGTCTCCTCCGTCTCCTCGGTATCCTCGTCCCAGTCCCCACCCAGTAAAAAATCCGACATCTGCATATTAATAGCAGTGAAATCTACAGCCTTAAGGCTCTGTATAAGCTCCACGGTTTCACCCGCCGCAATGGCAAGCAGACAGCTTGTATACTTGGTGTCAAACTCCTTAGGCATACTAAGTCTTTCCTTCTTGCCACACATAAGCCTTGCTTCCTTTTCGGCTCTGCGTAAATCGTTGTAGCCTAAGTCATCAAGGTTTAAATTAATCTCCTTAATCTCTCTGCCGTCAAATGTAATGGGTCTTTTAAGTACATACTTACTCATAATCTATACCTCCTTAATTCCAACCGAGTAGCTTACGCACCGCCGCAAGCTGGTCTTCACCGTCACTTACAAACTTGTAATTGAGCTTGTCAATTTCAAGAAATACCTTACTGTCATTGTAAATCTTCAAATACGTCAGCTCAAACTTACTGCTTCCGTCACTGCCTGTACCCTGTTCAATCTTACCCGGCTCAAAGCTCTTGCAATGACCTCTGAACGCAATCTTCAAGCCGCTCTTGGTAAGCTCTCCGTCTGTCTCATCATATTCCTGTCTTACAACGTAGCAGGTAAACTTCTGCACAGTGCCCTTCATAGTGGCAACCGAATCATCACAAAGGTTCTGCCAGTTAATACCAAGCTCCATACTCTGTACTTGACCGAGAGCGGGGCTGTCAATTTCGCCCGCAATACCGCCGCCGCTCAAGGTATTCGTTACCATTGTCACGCTTGGCAGGTCAAGAGTTGCAATACCCTTTAACACATTATCATCAGTGCCATACATTCTGTACGCTAAATTTTTATCAGGTATCATATATTTTCACCCCTTTACTCAAACAATGTACTTAAATAGCTTGTGTCGTACTCGATAACCTCATTAATCTCACGCATTGGCGGTGGAGGCGCAACCTTTAAACGGAAAGTAATCTTACCGTCCATAAGGTCTGTAGTCGAATTTTCGTCGCTGTTAAAGGACAGCTCACCGCCTAAAATATGCTCTCTGCTTGTAAGCCCGTTAAGCCACATATTCGTATCATCAATAATGGAATCTATAATACGTGGAATCATCTTGTTATCAAGCTTGCCCCAGTTTTTTACAATCACATTATTGGCAATCCACAAAAACATTCTCTTAACAGCAATAAAGTTATCCTTGATATCGGCATTTTCGGGATATGCACCCGTTCTGTTGCCCCACGTTGTCCAACCGTTAGGACCGTTAATAGCCGATACAATACCCTGTCCGTTAAGGTATGCCACCTGGTCATAATTAAGCACAAGCTCTGTACCGTCACTGTAGATAATACCCTCTGCACAAAGGCTCTGATTAGATGGAGACTGCGATGGTGCGCCGTCATTGTTGTAGTCCGTCTTGCCGATAACACCAAGCATCTGAGCCGAATAATAATACTTCTTGCCGTTATATGTAAGCATAGGGAAGCAGTTTATCATTCTTTCGCCTGTGTAGCCGTTGTTAAGCTTGTAGGCAGGTACATCGGTATACTGAAGCTTATTACCATCCACCTCGGTTGGTAAATCGTTAATTACCACCGTTCTGAAAAGTCCGCTTATAAGCTCTGTCTTGCTTTCAAGCACAGTAGCCACCGTCTTATCCTTTGTATAACCGGGTACTGCAACACAGCCCGGAATAACTCTGAAGCGTGGGTAAATTTCATCAATGAGCGAAATACCCGTATTTTTGCCCGTCTTACTGTCATAGCCGCCTATGATATCCGTACTTGTTACCTTTGTAGGGTCAAGCACCTTGTAGCTTACCGTAAGACTTGACTTAGCCTTTGCTGTATCACTTACAAGCAAAAGCACCGCCTTGTCCTCATCATTAAAGGACACCGTATAATCTGTCTCTGCTTCAAGGTCCGTCACCTTAACGCTATCCGCAAGTACAAAGCCTTCAAGCTCGTAGGTTGTCTTATCACTTGTTACCGTTATTTCAACATTGCTCTTTTCCGTTACGTGCTTATCGCTGTCAACCACATTGATGAGTACAACCGGCTTAACTCCGTAAAGGTCAAACATACTGTTAATTACCTGAGGTGCTGTAAACGCATCCCATATTTCATCACTTTCACTGTAACCCATAGCCGCTACCGCCTCTGCCTTTGTATAGCAGAGTACAGGCTCATTCACCTTTGCACTGTCCGCAAGATGAATAGGCGCTGTTACTATTGCTACGGCAGGTGTATCAACCTCAACCGTAGGTGTAATACTGGTTGCTGCCTCCGTCACATAAATACCGTGTTTATATGCCATATATCAATTACCTCCTAACTTTTTTATAAGCTTCTCGTAAAGTGTGCTTGCATAGCTTCCCTTTACCTTAAGCTCAGTCTTAAATTCAACAGCCTTGCTAACCTCTATCATAAGAGGCTTAATCTCGGGTATTGCCAACATAAGATTTTTTATGCTGTCGGGATATCCGTTACTGTAAATATTGCCGTAGCTAAGTGCCGTACCCGGTATAGATACACCGAGATATACCACAGCCTTTACCGTAGGCTCTGCCTTTACCGTAGCTTCTTTATTTTTTGCCATCACTGTCACCTCCATAAATGTCAATCAATTTTTGCAAATACGTCAAACACCTCCGGCTCTATCGGTGCTACTTCCATATTAACAAGTATGTAACCATTCCAATAAGGGTATGGGCTTTCGTCAACAACATCAGCCTCAAAGTTACCGTATTGCACGGATAGCTTATCACCCACAATCATATCCTTGAAAAGTGCCAACCTTGTCTTATCCATCATACTCCACAGGTCACTGTGTCCGCTTCCGTCATCAATCTGCTTCATAGCCTCATCAATGCCCTGGCAGTAGGTTCCAAAGTCAATCCTTATTGTCATAAATGCACGCTTTTCTCTTATGTTGTCCGCACCCGTCATAGTACGAATACCACCGCCGTTAAACATCTTGATAACACGCACACATATAAAGGGATAGGCGCTCTCCAAACCGTTATCGGCACTGTCGGGTATAATATAGCCCCGATATACCGTAGGATGCACGTAAGTCTCGGTTATTCCGTCCTCAGTGACAACAGGCTTTTTAAGCTCTATCTCATTCGCTACACGCTCCTTAAGATACTTCTGCATTATTCTTTCGGCTTCGTTAGCTGTCATAATTATGTACCTCCACTCATCAGATAGGTTACTTGTCTGTTAAACTCGGTATCAAATTCGGTTTTCATAACCTCTTGCACCTTTGCCCTTACATCGGGATTATTAAGCATCTCTGTCGCACCGGGAGAGTATAACTGCTCAATAGGATAGCGCTTAGGATATCGTTGTGCCATCATTGATGGTTTTTCCCTTTGTTTCTTACTTTTTTCGGAATCTGGCACTCGTCTGAATATACCTATATGTGTACCGCTTTCACCACTTTTGCTTTTCCAGCCTACACCCGTTACAAAACCGCCTGTTGATTTCATACTACCTTTTTTCTTAACCTGTGCATAAGCCGTTGATGTTCCTTTTACACCCGGTGATGGATTCCGTCTGTATTGAAAATATGATAATGGTAAGGGTCTGCCGTTTGACTTAAATGCAGCAGACAAGTTACTGTAGGTTGCACGGTCTATACCCATACTCTTGGTAACATTTGTGATTTTTTTAATAGTATATTCTTCTCTGATAGGCTCTTTGGCAGAAACCTTTGCCTTTCGCACGGCTACATTCATACCTCTTGTAATAGCCTTTGGCACTCCGTTCTTAATCTTTCTCAGCTTAATTTCCGCCTTTTTAATATCGGAGGTGTCAATACTTATACTGCTGTCCCATTGTCCCATACAATCACCTGCCTTGATACTTTTCCATTACAACCTCGTACATACCCATACTGTCCGTTACCGACTTAATTTGATATAGCATACCGTCAAGCCTTATGTTTCCGCCGATTGTAGGCTTAAAGCCTATCTCCTCGGCAGAAACATACATCAGCTTGCTTCCGTAGTAAATATTGTTTACATCTGTAATACTTCTCTCCGTCGTTAAGTCGTCATCCACCACCGCAAGTATAGCCTTGCCGTTAATGTTGTGCTTTGTTGCAAACTCCTCAAAGTTAAGGAATACATTTGTTATATCCTGCTTTATAACGTCTTTAAAGCTCACAGCTCATCACACCTTTTTCCTCTTGGTAGGCTTTACTTCCTCGGTGTCCGTATTTTCCTTTACTTCCACCTTATCGGTTTTATCCTCATCCCACAATGCAGAGCCAAGTTCAAGCCACAGCTTAAGCATATCGGCATTGTAGGTAGGCAGTTTCTCACCGCTTTTATAGTTCTTTCCGTCAAAGAGAATATCCCTCTTAGCAATTAAGTTTGCCATTTCAGCACCTCCTTAACCCTTAAGCTTTACCGCAATTTCCTCATCGCTTGCAAGTGCCGCACTTGCCGCATAGCCTACAGCCTCGCCCGAAGCACTGTCTGTAATGCCATCGCCGTCATAGTATACAGCCGCACCCATAGCAACCTCGCCCGAAGCGCTCTTTTTAAGCTTATATACACCCTCAACGTGTACGCTTCCAACTCCTCCAATCTCAATGTCACAGCCTGCAACACCGATTACCGAGCCGATTACTACAACGTCACCCGCTTCAATTCTTGCCTCTGTATTATTCTTGTAATCAAGGCTTTCGCCCCTCTGTACGTAATTTGCCTTACTCATTACATCAACCTCCTTAGCTCAATGGATTTTTAACTTCAATACCCGGATTCTTTACCGCACCTCTGTAGTCCATTACGCTGATACCAAAGTCAAGATATACGTCCCATACAAAGCCAAGTGTACCGGGTGCTTCCATTCTTCTGATGTTAGGTATCTCCTGACCGTTAAGGTAATCAACCTCCATAAAGTCGGTATCGTCCTTGCTGCCTACAAGCCACCAAGGCATTACGTTGCCAAAGCCACCGCAAAGTACATTGATGGTAGGGTCCTCAACAATTTCAATGCTGTCCTTGTAATGATACATAGGATTGACAGCCTGAGTATTGTCGCTTGTATTGATGGTTGGACTGTTAAAGAGTGTATATACCTCAAAGGCATAACCACTTGGTACAATAAGGGTTGCGGGTCTTATAATAATAGCCTCGCCAAACTCGTCCTTCTGTGTCTGTAAAGCCATAATCATAGCCTGTAAAGCGCCCAGAGTAATACCTGTACCTGTTGCAAGCACATTGCTGTGAGCCTCGTTGAAAAGTGTTGTACCGTCATAAATCACCGAATTACCTACAAGCACCTCATAGCACATCTTGTTGATGGTCTTACGTGCAGATGCCGCATACTTGGCAGGCATTCTTGTTACAAGCTCAATATCGTCATTAATAAATGCCTGTCTTGTAAGGCTGAACTGTCTGCCGTAGGTCTTAAGCTTTCTTGTAGGTCTGCGCTTATCCTCAAAGGTATCGTGCTTAAGCTCGCCGCCCTCGGGTACTTCCAAGAACTCACCCGCAGAACCCATAATGTAATAATTATCGTGTGTCTTAAAGTCCTTAAGGCTACCCTTCTTTGTCCACTTGTCAAAGGTAACCGCTACCGTCTTGTGTCCCTCCACGTAAGCCTTGTTAATTGTGTTGTCAAGGATTGCGGGGAATGCCGCTGTTGGGTTGTAGAACTGTCTCTGTAAGGTCTCGTAAAGCTCATCATTGGACATTCTGTTAAAGTTGCCCGCAACACCGTCAAGCGTTAAGGCTTCCGCCGCCATATTTCTGAGCGACATACCTCTTAACTGACTTGCACCCTCAGCAGGCTTTTCAATTTCCACACCCGAACGCATAATAAGCGCATCGCTTGCCGCCTTTACAAATTTGTCGTGGCTGTCCGATACAATTTTGCATCTTGAACCTACGGGAGCTTTTTCGCTTCTCATCTTATCAATGACCTTAGCTCTTACCTCCTCGACACTTGCGCCCTTTTCGATAAACTCCTTAACCTCGGTATCACCAAAGCCAAACTCTCTGCACAGGCTGTTAATTTCGCCCATACGCTCTCTTTCAAGCTTGATTACCTCGTCAAGGCTCTTTTCCTCTGTCTGATTCGGATTGTTCGGATTACCCTCCTCATCCGCTTCAAACATCTTTTGCAGAATGTTAAACTCTTGCTGTTCCTCTGCCGTAAGCTCTCGTCCTTCGGTCTTTGCAAGTGCCAATAACTCCTGCTGTCTTGCTAAAATCTTTTCCTTCATCCTTTTACCTCCTTAATTTATTTTGGTTTATGGTAATAATATTTTCAAAATAGCCAAGATTAAGAGCTGATTTTGAGTTAAAACCCGAGCTTCTCTCCTGATTATTATAAAAATCACGTCCTACACCCACGGTTGGGTCTGCGGGTATACTGACTATTGAAATTTCGTGCGGACACCAGCTCTTGCCTATACTGCAAGGTCCTTCAAATCGTCCGTCACTTGACTTCTTGTTGGCGGCTACCTCCTCCCAGCTTGTAACTATGTACCCTACCGATACACCTCTGAGCGTTCCGCCCGCCACCTTCTGTCTTATAACCTCGGACTCTTCATCCGTGTCAAACTCAATTTCGGCATTGCCTCTGCCGTTTTCTATCCAGGCTCTTACCACCTTGCCTATAACCTTATCTCGGTTGTGGTTATAGAGCAGTACACCTATCTCATTAAGCCTTGTTAAGTCCACAGCACCCTCGCTATGGTCAAGTATCTCAGCTCCAAACCATCTTTCATACGGTTCTTCCGAGGAAAAGCTCAGTATAAACCGCCTTTCGTTGTCCTCAACCTGCCGTATACCGCTTACGGCAAGCTCTCTTACAAGATTATTCTTCTCCGCCTTGTTCAAGCTTGTACTCTCCATCAAACAATACACCTCCTAAATCAATACCCTTTTCCTTTGCATAGTCAATAGCCTCTGCCATATCGTCAATAACGTCTCTCCAGTCCTGACCGTTTTCTGCGGCAATCTGTTTAAACGTCTTTTGCCCTGTGGCAAGCGCAATCTTGTTTGCATTAGCCTCCTTGTATGGGTCAATCCACTTTTTAGGAGCTTTAACCCATATATGCTCAAAATATTCTTCCTTATTTCCCCAAAAGTCGCTCGCTTCAAGCTTGCCCGCTAAGTAACAGGATATAACAAAGCTCTCATAGATTTCGTCAAGCAACTCAATTACAAGCTCCACTTCCTCCGCATAGGTCATTTCGTCCTCGATTATACCCTGTCTTGCGGATGAATAATTGGTTTCACTCATATCACGGCTTGTCGCTTCGTAGCTTATACCCTGTCCCGAGCCTATCAGTCTTTGTTGAAGCTTTATATAGCTTGTTGCATCCGTAGCCTGTCCCGATGGGTTTACCACCTGTATCTCATCACCCGCATTAAGCTCTCTTATCATACCCGGTGCAATCGTCTTGCCCTGATATGAATGCTGAGGTGCATTGCTTTGGTTTCTTCCGAGACCTGTGGTAGGAATGACCTTTTTAATAAATACCGCAAGGCAAGCGGCTATTCTCTCCTTAACCGATACCGCTACCATAAACTCATTTGTATCTCTTATACGTGTAATTGTAGGTGACATATCGGGCATTTCTCTTACCTGAGATGGTCTGCGCTTACTGTAGTAAAATATAATATCCTTTGCATCAATCCATATAGGCTCAAGCACCGTAGAGCCGTCTATATCATATTGCCTTATGTAGTAGCCTACAGGGCGGTTATAGCTGTTGTACTCCACACCTCCAACCACTCTGTTACCCTTATATCGTGGTGCGCTCTGACATATATCCAGCTCATCCACCTCAAATAGCTGAAGCTGTAACGGAATAAAACCCTGCGAGGTGTACCGCTTTGCAATCAATATACCGCCGTCCACCTTCTTACGCTGTACGCACATTCTTATAATTGGGCTAAAGCTCTGCGTACCCGTCACATCACAGTTCTGCTTTTTACACCATCTCTGCCACAGATACTCAAGCCTGTTATTAACGCTCTCATCTGCATTTTTAGCCTGCAAATGATAACCACCGCCTATAACATTTCTCTTAAAGGCAGACACAACAGCATTCATCATATCGGAGTTACGCTCCAAATCCCTTGCCCTTGCTCTTACCGTATCTCTGTTATAGCGGTCTGTAGTCTCTGCCGATTCGTTAAACACCTGCCAGTTATTATTTACTCTGTCGTAGTGTCCCGCATCATAAGCGTTCATTGACCGCCAGCCACGGCGGATTGTTCCCCACTTGGGAGATATAAATTCTATAGCCTTATCAAGCCAGTTTCTCTTGTCCTCCATTCAATCACCTGCCCGAAAATATTGCAACACAGGTATTATCCATAAGAGAGCTGTCCGCCTCTGCCGCTACCTGAGCTTCAAGCTCACTTTTCATAGTTTTGAGCAAGCCTAAATCCGCTCTTGTGAGCTGTCTTGTACCTATCTTGTAGCTTTGACCACCCACCAGTACGGCAAGTATAGCGTTGTTTACCTCCGTCAACATCTGACTTGGGGTATATTTTTTTGTGTCCTCCATAGCCTTATACCTCCGTTAATTTAACCAATTCTCATTTTGCTTTATCCAGCTTTCCTCTTTTCCTTCCTCCGCAATCGGCTTTGTTTCCTCTGCCGTTTCGTTTTGAAGGTGGAGTGTTCTTACACCGAGTATATCAGCAGCCGCCATTGCATATACCTCACAATCAAGGTAATGGTTATCGGCTCTTGTGGTCTTTACAACCCATATCTGCTCGGTCTTTTTGCCGTTTTTGCTGTTTACCTTATGCTCTGCCGTTACCTGCTGTGCATATTCACGGTCACAGCCGTTATATACCATCCACGCACCCGTGCCGTTTTTCTTTTGCATTCTGCCCGCTATCATATCCTTATACTTACCCGTATCAACAAGTACAAGGTTCATACCGTAGGCACTGCTACCCACCTTGTTAATCTTACTGAGCTTGTAATGCGACAGCATAGTATTTGACGAACCCTTGACGGGAAGCGCCCAGTCCGAAGCACCCGCACAAAAGTCGTATACTCGGTCGGTATCGTTACCCGAATCTATGAGGGCAAGGTCAACCACCATTGAGCCGCCGTCCCGTCTTGTATATTCAAGGTTCATAACTCTCTCAATCTCTGCAAAGGAAAGTGCTTGACCGTGCGCTATATTCTGACTTGTTAGGTAATCTCCCCACGCTCTTATCGTCCAGTACAAACAGCTCTCTTGAACATCAACACCGCCCGTCAAAAGCTTTGCCCAATCCGGTACAATATTGCTTTCAAGCTCCGTCTGTCTGTCCATTACAAGGTCCTCACTGGTTTTAAGCTTGGTGTCCTCCCACGGCTCTGCAAGCCACGAGTTTACAAAGTTCTGAAAGCGGTCGGGGTCATCCTTTGTATAAAGAAATTCCCTCGCAATATCCGCAAATCTTACAAAGGGTGAGTATAGGGTGTTCATCCAATACACAACCTTCTTTGTGTACTTCGTGTTCTGCTTTACCGTCTGCCATCTTCCCATTTGCAGCATACGTGATTTTTCGTGGTCGTTTATAAGACAGCCACATTCTTGGCACACATACACCGCACATTCGGCTCTGTCCGTATACGATAGTCCTTCTTCATTTTCGGGAAATTTAATTTGGCTGAATTTCAGCTCTATGTACTCCCCGCAATGAATGCACGGCACAAAGTAATGCTTTTCAATATCCGCATCCTCCTTTGCCTTCCATATATGCCCTGTCTTTAACGTGGGCGTGCTTGTAATAAATATCTTCTTGTTGTGAAAGGTCTTTGTTCTCTCTTTCGCAAGGCTTATAGGGTCAGCCTCCTTTTTGCTTGCACCGGGGTACTTGTCAACCTCATCAAGAAACAAATACTTAATAGCCTTACTTGCAAGCTTTGACGGAGAGTTTGAGCCTTCAAGGCTTAAGTACATACCGTCAAACTGTAGCTCCTGCCTGTCGGATTCATTCTTTCTGTACCTTTCTGCAAGTGTAGGCGCTGATAAAATCATAGGCTCAAGTCTGTTTTCCGATACACTCTTTGCAAGACTATCGGTAGGATAAACAATCATTGCCGGTGAAGGGTCCTGCTGTATCACATAACCCACCATATTTTGAAGTGCCTCCGTACCGCCCACTTGAGTAGGCTTTACAAAAACTATTTCCTCTGTCTCATAGTTGTTAAGCTCGTCCATAATATCCACAAGATACGGTGTCTGAGCGTTTCGCCAGTGTCCCGGTATAGCAGAGGTTTTGCTGTCAAGCACTCTGTACTTTTCTGCCCATTGCGATACCGTCAGCCTTTCGGGTGGCTTAAGAAACTGTAAGGCTCTCTTTTGGTATTCGGTCACAATATACTTCTTAATCCTTGCCACCGCTACCACCCTCTGTCACACCTGCTACAACAAAATTATTAAGCATAGTCTTTATCTCGTCATTAAGCTCTTTTTCAACAGCTCTTACCTCCACAGCATCAAGGCTTCCTCTTATTCTGCCAGCAAGTCTGCTCGGTATAGCAAGACAAAACTTCTTAAACACCATAAAAAAATTAATGTAATCAAGCTCAACCTCTTGTGTATCTATATACTTACCTACGGCAATATCCTTCCTTATGCCTTGTAGCTCACCCTGAGTTTCCTTAAGTGCAATTTCCGCTTCAAGCTTCTGTTCCTTAAGCTTAGTCATTCTGTCAGAGCTTTCCTTTCCGCTTGCCTTGTCCGAAAGGTAGGTTGTATATCTGCCTATCGTTTCCGCAAGCAGATACCGCCTCGACTTTCTGCCGTTCACCTTTACTTCCTCTGTAGGTAAAATACCGTCCTGTGTGAGCTGCTGAATACGTCTCACCGAAAGAGAAAACAGAGCCGCAATAACCTCCACTCTGCAAGGGATATCGGCACCATCATATTTATCATTTACCGCCGCAACCAAAGCCGCCCTTAAATCATTATCAAGCACAAATATCCCTCCTTCTCTCTAAGTAAATTTATCATCACCAATATTCCAATCAAACAACCATCTCATCAAGCTGTCTTTTTCCCATAAAACCGCCTTTTCTCGTAACGAAGCCAAGAATTTTTTTTACTCCCTATCGAGGTAAGAAATGCGCCTCATTCGCCCCGCAGGCAAATTTTAGCAGGAAGTACCTTTAGTAATTTTAGACAATTTTGAGAGTGGTTTTTTGGTAGTTTTTGCCAATACTTCTTACCGGAATATGCCCGGTGCACAGCTCACCACCTGCCAAGCTCGCCAATGAAACACGGTTGTATTACTATCATCACATTAATTTTAACATATATGATTTTTCTTTTAGTCCCCTTTTAGGCTGTTTTGAGGAACTTTTTTTAATTTTGGGCAAAAAAATAAAGCCTTGTGATTGGCTTTGATGTTGGAATTGATACGAGATTGAATTTTTTAAAAATTTCTTATAAGTCCTTGACAGCGTAACGCTATTGGTATATAATTAGCTCATCACATTAAGAAAGGAGATGTAAACGATGAGCAGAAAAAAGGGTAATCAACAAAAAAGCAGTAACGAAAAACACACGCTTGAAATAATTATTTTCGTCACTGCCGTTATTAATCTAATCTGTTCTGTAATTAGCCTTATTAAAGACTTATTGAACTAACAGATTAAACGTATTACAAGGGGCTCAGTCCCCTTGTAATATATTTTAAACTTTTTTTCTTGCCCTGTCAATATATAAGGAGGTACACCAATGCAATATATTTCGATTATCTTGGATATAATACAAATTATTTTTAATGTTGCTGTTATATTATACCTGTTAAGGAGGATACCAAAATAAAAACTAAAGATATAAAATTATCAAAAAAGAAAAACGGCTATGGCGATATATCAAGTTATAGCATAAATATAGGAGCTTCCGAAGCTAAAGAAGTCGGCTTCGTTGATGAGCACGGCGAGCCGCAACACATAACAAAAGTCATTGACACAGAGAACCAACAGATAATTATAAAAAGGGGTGATTAAATGCCTAAAATGGGCAGACCAACAACCGCCCCGAAAATAAATCAATACCGCATACGCTTAACCGATGCCGAGCTTGACACCTTAAATAAATGCTGTGAGCTGACAGGGTTGAACAAATCCGATGTTGTGCGGTTAGGTTTAAAAATGGTTTACGATGCAAATAAGTAATAAATATAACAGGGTGTAAAGTCTTAAAATTCAATAAGACCTTACACCCTTATTTTATTAATCTTCTTTGCTGTCTGCGTTCAAGTCCAACGTATCAATATAGTCATTAATCAATCGATTTACCGTTGTTCCCTTATCTGATGCATAAGCTTTTAATTTATCTTTTATCCCCTTTGGCACAACTAATTCCATACGGTCATAATTACTATCTCTATACTTATTCTTAGCTCGTGTAGCAGCTTTTGCCATATAATCACCCCTTGACTATTTTACATTATTATGTTATTATTAAAACACAAGAGGCAATAACTCAATCAGTTATTGCCCCATAAAAGTTATTTGAAATAACCGCCTAACTTTTGCACTGTGGGGCGGTTATTTTTTTATTATCATAAGAATGACAATTAACAAGATTATCAAGTATGTAAACTCGTAAAATCCCATTTTTTCCACCCCCTTTCATACAATCCGAGAAAATCACCTTTTAAAGCATAGGCAACACCCTTTCATATATGAAACACGGGGACAATAACCGCTTTTGCTATTCTCTTGTGTGGGCTATGGTTTCCCATAACTTGAATTCATTATATCATATGTTCATTTATTCCGTAAGTATAAAAATTCACAAATATACTTACGGAAATTTGTGGATTTTTACCACTTGATTATGCACTTCCGTAAGTATATAATCATTTCAACAAGCAAAGCAAAAAAGGAGCGAATAAAAATGAAAAAGTATTTAAAGAACATCCAGACAATCGAGCAGTTAAAAAGAGAGTATAGAAAGCTTGCAAAGAAGCTTCACCCCGACAACGGCGGTTCAACTGCTGAAATGCAAATTCTTAACGCTGAGTATGCAGAATGGCACAAGGTAGTTAAGAACATCCACGAAGCCGCAGACGGTAGCACATACGAAAAGGAAAACACCGAGAACGTAAACGCATACCCCGCAATCATTCAAGCAATTATCAACTTCAATATTGATATAGAGATTGTAGGCTCTTGGGTTTGGTGCTTCAACGCTTACGAGTGCAAGGACGAATTAAAAAAGCTTGGTTTTAGATGGGCAAGCAAAAAGAAGGCTTGGTATTGGCACAGCGACGAGGACAGCACTGCAAACCGTAAACCGTTATCAATGGATAAGATTAGAGAGCTTCACGGAAGCGAGCAAATCAAGAAGCACGAAGTAGCAAAAATGCTTACAGCATAAGGAGGTTTTTACAATGAAAGAAATAGAAAGAATTAAACAACATATTCGGGCAGAACTAAAAATATTTGAGGAGCTCGAGACAAAAGGCTACACAATCCAAGGATGTGGAAACGATACAAGGAAATGCAAGTTCTCCAACGATAAAAATAAAATTGTTGGATACGTTGACAACAAAACACTTGAAGTCGTTTTTTACGAGTAAATATGAGCCGTCACAGCGGCGTTAAAAAGGGCTTTAGGCTGTGAGCGTTCCCGCCTTAGGGTGGGAGGTAGTCAAAATAAAGGGAGGCGAAGCATGAGATACTACATAGACGGTAAAGAGGTAACCACAGAAAAAGCAAAGACTATTGAAGCCAAGAATCAAGAGCTTTTGCAGCTAGCCGAAGCAACACAAGATTTATCTGTTTTGTTAGGCTGTAAGTTCATTTGCAAAGTGTGACGGTTAAGCCGTAGGGGATTCAGTTCCCCGCACTTTTTCACAATAAAAAAAGGAGGTTCAACACAATGTATTATTGTCCTAACCAAGCCGAGAAGCTCACGTCGCTAAAGCGAGAGCTCGCTTTTATGCGGGAAGCCGCCGAAGCTATCCCCGACATAATAGCCGAGGTTAAACGCTTTGACGGTAAACAGCTCACTATTAAGCTATCCAAAGCTATAGCGCTTTTAGAGCCGGCTATATTTTCCAATATCGGAAAGCAATGGAGCAGTGACAGCAAGCGCCGCTTTGAGATTGCCTATTCATCACGTGACAACTTTATAAACAATCGTATAACTTTGTATTGGTGCAGTGATGTAACAGCTATTACCGACAACGGCAAGCTATTAGCCGATAAGGTAATCACCGCACTACAAAATAAGCGTACCGAGCTACTAAACGAAGCCGAGGAAACCGAAAGCAAGCTACAATTTATTAGCTTCTATCAGCAAAAGGTCCAACAAATTGAGCAAGATTTAAAATACCTTGAACAGGGTATACCCTCAAAGATTAAGCAATATTTCAACCTCGGCGCAGAAGTAAAATATCGCAACTTCTGACCGCAATAGAAAAGACTTGCACCCTCGCAAGCCTTTTTTGTTTATGTATCATACTTTCTTGATATAGCTATTGCGTGCGGGCACTTTTTCCAATCACCCGAACAGCAAGCTTTAAAATGCCGTTCAAAATCTTCCCCAAGTATATTTATTGCAGCGAATCCATCAATCACGGATTCGCAAATAACACTTGTTTTACCACCTACAACCTTGATTTTGTCATAATACGGACACCGTGCCGCCGAATCCAAGTACCTCCAATTCATAAAGCACTCCCCTTTGCTAAATACTCATGCGGATGTAACCCGGTTTTATCGTATAACCGTTTAGCTATTCTTTTTTCGTCTGCTCTGAACTGCTCTCTTGTCTTGTAAAAGTGGCAATTTTCAGCATTACAGACGATATTGTCCCGCAATATTGAACATCTTCCGTTCGGCTTCACTCCGAAGCATTCTTCTTTCATTCCTCCACCTCCCGACCATTTATAGTAATTATCTTGCTATACGGCAAGTTCTCAATCCATCCGCAAAACTCTCTCCACTCGTCAAGCTTGTGGTCTTTTCTTGACTTGTATATATTTGCCAACACTTCATAATTCAGCATAACAGTACGTCTCTGGTTGTAGGAGTTTGGAAGAAGTTGTATCATCTGCCACCACAAATCCTTTTTGCAGGTATACATTTTATTTAAGTGTTCTTTATTCAAATCATAATTTACATACCAATCACGAATATCCTCCAGATGGTCAATTAACCGTTCAAGCTCATCCAAATTAGGACCGATTAAATGCTCGTAGCTGAAATCACCAAGTGTAAATTCTTTCTCGTGAATTTTGTGCATAGTGCTACAACTATTCGACACTGTGCCAACCTTGTAAGTATCAGCCTCTTTCCACCAATACAGCGGAGCTGTTATGTCTGCATACACAACAATCATTCTACGATACTTAGCGTGAACAGAACCTGCTTCTGCAAGCTTTCTCATTAATGCTAAATCATTTTTGCCTACACAAAATGTACCATCCGGTACATAACACTCATTTTTGACAAATACACAATCCTCACAGCTTATTGAATACCAATATTCATTGCTGGTACACACCCCACTATCCGATTTGTCCCAACTATTCATAGGATTCCTCATACCTCTTATAGCCGCTTCAAAACCGACAACATCCACATTTTCAATTTTAATCATTCAATTTCGCTCCCTTCTCAAATAATTTTCCCTGCATAATTCTCGTCGCTATTATCTGACGTACTACACAGTTGATATCCTGCACCATCTGCTTATACTCCCTATGTGGCATCACCCTTACATCATCACCTACAATCGGCTTCACTGTAACCATATCACCATTATCGGTGACTTCAAAACCTAAAGCACTTAAATAGCTTTCATATCCTGTCATCATTATATTTGTCCCCCCTTATTGCAATTAGCCACCATCTTCGCCCCAATTTAACCTTTGCCCGCAATTGCCACAATATTTGGTTTTACCCAGACCATCAATAAAGGCTGCATTGCAGTTGGGACAACGATAATCACCCACCAAAGTGGTTTCTCTTTTAATCTTCATAGGCATATTTTTTAACACATAGTCATTACAAATAATTTGTAATTCCCTTATCATATCTGCTTGCATTTCTATAATCTTGTCGATGTACTCTCCCGGTGTAACAAATTTAACCGTTGTTTTTCTATCAAATCCATCTTCACCGAGCTGAGAAAACTTATAATCCCCGCCGAAATCTGTACCCTCACCATTTTGTAAATTTTCATAGGCTAAACTACCCTGCGATATGTACAGCCTGTCGTGTACATCTGTGCCGACTATGTGTTCATCACCGCTTGTTTTATCTCTAACAACAATAAATGGTATTCTCATTTTTTCCACCTCACACTTCAAAATCCATAATTTTTGAATATTCTCTTTCTTGTCTCGAAATTTCATCAAGTATTCTTGATTTAACTTCTTGCCAATATAAAATTAGGTCTTTTGCGTAAGTCCAATTATCGTAAATCAAACGGTCTTTGTCCCATTCTTCCGCATTAAAATGCAACCACAAACCGCCTGTTCTGTAGGAAATCCGACTGTCTCTTTTGTTTATGCAAAACGAATGTTTATAGCTGGCATCCCAACCGTTATAGCGTTCCCATTCCCCAAACTCAACCGACAAATCGTTTTTGTATTTCATTTTCGGCATTATCTCATTTTCGCAATACTCCTCGATTTTGTGCAAAGCCGATATTATAGCTTCACGTTTTGTTTTTGCATCCATTGTTTCATTCCTCCAATTCCTTTCGTTTCCCGACAAATTCACGTTGTTATCAGCCCATTTCAATAACCTCACTCCCCGTCAAATAGCGTTATTTGCCTTGGGTTATCACCCACGTACCAACGCATAACATCCTCACCGCTTTCCCAGTTGACGTGATTGCCAAGCCCTGCCTCACGCCTTGCGTTTAACATTCTGTCAAACGCCTTGACATAATTCTCACGATATTTTGGGTATTTCGCAAAATCGAATTTTTTACCCTTGTTGTTTTGCATAGGGCAACCTATGCAACCTATTCGCTTATTTCCGCATTGATACAGCGGATTTGACTTGCACCCGTAGTGGGTTAAAAATTCCCACACGTCCGTATCAGTCCAGTCGACAATCGGGTTTACCATTGTTGATGTAGTGCGGTAGCACTGCTCAACGAAACGCCTTGTCTCGGCATTGTCGTCGTTCAGCACCACCCCCCTTGCGATTAATTGAAAAATCCACGCCGCTTTCCTCTGCCGCTTTTTGCACAGTTTTAGGTTTCCCGATTATTTTAACAAATCCGCCGTTTTCTTTTCGGCTACTACTTTCCGCCCACCGCACACCTGTTACCTTGACACGTCCTTGACCGCCTCGTTCTTTCAACTCTTGACAACAGTATCTTGCCAGCCTCGTTGGCGGAAACTTCTTTTTCACAATCAGCTCCCACATCGTTATTTTCGGGTATTCAATAATGATATTTGGTATTGACCGTATGTACCGCACCGTTTCGGGTGCATCAACCGTGGTGTGATTATGCACTATATCGTGCTTTACACCTGCCAATTCTGCCAAAATGCGTATACAATCGCTATCCTTGCCACCGCTGTAGCATAAATAATACGGCTCGCTTTCCGGCTCAAACACTTTTAAATACTCAATAGCCCTTTTCTCCCTTTCAGTATTCATCCTCAGCACTCCCTTACATTAACATTTACCCCTGCCGTATCTCCGTACCACTTACTCACGCAACACTGAACAACCTGTTTATCATCATCATAGGCTAAACCGTTTAAACTATCCAAAACGATTTTTGCAATATTGTCGGTATCGGGTTTTACTGTAGGTCTTAACCTACCCTCGATAGCCGCCGCACGTTTCTTCTTACTCCAACTTTTGGGTATCTCAAAATATGCAACTATATCAACAGCAACACCATTAATACCCTCAAAAATCGGAAATTGAAGCCCATTTTTGCTAAAATTCTGCAAAAATGCCGTTTTAATCATCGTTTCGTAGGCTTTTGTGTTGCTTGGCGTGTATGTATGCCCTTGTCGGGTAAACCTCGGACGAGCTTTGCCCTGTGGCTTGCCTTTTACAAAAAATTCAATCTGCAATTTATCCCCTCCTTTGTGCGCATAAACACACGTATGAGTTTTTCACTCAACATCGTGGTCTTGATTCATACGTTTTTTTCGTCTTACAATCTCGTCTATCTCGTCTTTCGAGTATGTCGGCTGATTGTAATTGACAAACTTAGTCGGCTTAATTGGTGTCTGCTTTTTATTTTTAGCTTCCCAACTTCTCAGCTTAGCCTTCCAATCGGTTATCAAGCTATTACCACATTTCCAATTAACCGATTGATAATAGTTAAAAAAATATTCCGCATCAACACCGCTCCCCACCATTTTTGCATACTCCCTGACTTCATCAATGGTAGGCGGTTGTGTATAAATATCTCTACTTTTATCTACTTTACTTTTATTTACTTTACTTTGTGTACTTTTTGCAACATTAACCGCCGTTTCTGTTGCAAAAACCCCCGTTTTTGTTGCATTAACCTCCGTTATGGGTGACTTTAATAAAAAGTACTCCTTTTCGATTTTTGAAATGTCGCCTCTTTTAGCCTCAACATACCTCTTTTGTATGCCCTTTGAGGTTAAGATTCCATATTTATTCAGCATTCCTTCATCAAAGAAACCTCGTTTTATACAACCTTTTATTAATTCCGAAACAAAGTCACCACCTACACCGCTTTTGGATGCAAACAATAACTCCACCTCATCTGTCCATTCACAATAGTAACCTTGCTCCCCGTATATCTTTTGTAGGAGCTTAACAACTAAAGCAAACCCTTTTAGCCCAAACTCAGCCTCAATTAACTGAAACTTGGTGTCTAATGCAACATCAAGAGGAAAATACGACAATCCTTGCTTAATTGGTCTTGCCATAATACCACCTCCCGATATTTTACCGAACACTGTACCCACGCCTTAACACAAATACAGCACCCGATTATTTTAAATTTTTGGGACACTACGCCCACGCAATCCCTGCACAAACGTAGCACCCCGTATAAATAAACTTATTCTAAAAACTGTTAAAATGGTAAATCATTTTCATCCGTTTCCTCCGAAGCTGTAAAAAACGTTTCCGTCTGTGGATAGCTTTGTGGAGTTTGTGCATTACTATTTGAGCTATCACGCTTACTCTCACAAAACTCAAAGCCGTCAACCACTACCTTGGTTGATACTTGGCTTTTACCCTCCTTGTCCTTATAGCTGTCAACTTGTATCCTACCCGTTACAGCTATTTTGTTGCCCTTTGAAAAATATTTACCTATGTTGTCACCCGTTGCACCAAAGGCAACACAATTAATAAAATCCGCCGTAGCCTGTCCCTCTTTTTTATATCCTCGGTCAACAGCTATACCAAAGCTTGCAACCATTGTAGCCTCGGCATTGTTACGTTGTCTGATTTCAACATCTCTTGTAAGCCTACCAATCAATACAACCTTATTCATCGTCTAGCCGCCTTTCACAGTATTCACAGCTGCTATATTCAGGTGTAAATTCTGCACACCAATCACTATCGGCATTACAACAAACACCGCTAAATTCATCATAATAGCGGCAATCATTACACCATACAGCTTTGCCATCATACTTGCTCATTTGTTATCACCTCACCGTTTTCATCGGTTTCAATAACGTCCTCCGGAATAATATTAATTTCGTTATTATCACCAAAGTCAATGTTATTAACCCTTTCATCAGCAGAAACGCCTCTTACAAAGTCGGTCTTAAGCGGCGCATACTTAAGTACCTTCTTAAGTACCGTTTTTTTAGCCATTTCATCAAATTCCGTTTGCCAAGGACCCGCACCAAAGCTCTTGCTGTACTTTCTTGCGTGTTGCTCCACATCCTCACGGCTCATAACCTCAAAGGCATAGCCGCCATTTTTAAGGTGATAAATTGCATAATACCAAATAGCCTTACCTCTGTCCGTAGCAGCAGGCTTATGTATCAGCTTAGGTTCAAGCCCCAACGCATACTCAAATGTATCATTTTCATACACCACTCTTGCCTCAATACTCCTCACCTCACCACTACGATGCACAAGGTCTATAAGCCCCTTGTAGCCAAGCTGAAACTGGCAACACATAACACCCTTGTTTTTATATGGTATTAAATAAGCCTGTCCCAAAGGAGTATTAGGTTCAAGTCCAAGCTGTGCGGCTGTCAGCATACTACCTACAAAGGATTGTGGTGTACATTCCGCCAGCCTCGGTGTCTGTGTTATTGCAGTGAGCACCATTCTGCTAAATCGCTCAGGTGTAATCACCTGCGGTAAGGCTCTTGCAATTTCACCCTCATAAAGCTTTACATAGTCCTTAATTGTAGCTGTCTTTTTCTTTTGGCTTACCTCTGTGCTACTTGCTGCTGTTGTAATTGCACCCGTTGTATTTGTTGTTGTGGTTGCCATATTAATCCTCCTTTATTGCCTTAATTCTCATAGTTCTGCTTGATGTAGTCTTTGAATATTGTTCATATACATCCGGTAAATCCGTCTTTAGCCTCTTACTGTCAATAGACGTTCTGCTTTGGCTCTTATATGTAATTGTATAGCCTTTAAGCTCTGCCGTATCATTTTCACCCATCAGCCCGGCAAGCTGATTTTGGTACTTTGTAGCAAGCTCCTTATACTCCTTTTCCTTTGCCTTAGCCTGCATATAACTCTCTACTATGGCTTCATCTCCATATAAGACTATGCTTTCAGCCCTTGAATTGGGATATATCTCATCAAGAGTGGCGGAGGTGCTGTCCGAACCGTCAATTTCGGGGATTTCGTCATTCAACATATAACGCTCCCACCACTTCTTTTCAGCCTCAATAAGCGAGGTTATCTCATCCTCGTTACGTTCAATCTCAAACCAATAAAATGCCTTCCCCAGTACCAATACAGCAAGATACATCTTGTCATATCCCATTACCGCCATATAATGCATACACTGGCAATAGTAATACAAAGGTATCTCGCCACTTTCAAAGTCAGACTTAGCAAATACGCTTGTAGTCTTACACTACAATCCTGCATTTTCTCCAACTACTTCTCTATCAACATTAGCAGAGATAAAGTCATAATCATCATGCAAAAACATCGCATTGCGGCGGTGTACCTTTTTGCCTGTGGTCTCACAAAATCTCTCTGCAACATACTGTTCAAGGTCACGTCCTATCCTCATCGCCTCGTTATCCTCTGTAGGAGCCAACATACCTTGCTTGTCCGCCCACATGGTGTACCGACTACGCCATTTATTAAGCCCCAATACAACCGAGGCATCCGAACCGCCTATGCTCTTCTTTCTATGTTCAAGCCACTCCTCACGAGGCATATCCTTGGTACTGGCCAATATCCGCATCTGTAATTCCTCCTTGCATATTTCTCAATCACGGTCTTGTCCTCGCTTTCTGCGGACAGTCCCGCTTGTCGTAGATTAATAATCCCAAGCACTTACCGCTCTTATAATCTTCGCAATAACTGCATTTCTTCGATACACTGCTGTAAATCATCATTTCACCTCGTATTTATAGATGGTTACTATGCCCGCCAACGCAATCGGCACGGTTAAAAGGATTCCCCATTCCCCGCCGATAACAAAGCACCCTCTTGCATTGTAGCAAGCCGCAATTGCAATAGGTGTTGCCACGGTTGCAATAATTATCCATATCATCAATGCGACTATAGCCGCTTCAATCAGCCTTTTCATCCTCCGTATCCCCCTTATAAGACAGTACCGCAACCTTTGACGCTATAAGCGCCATAAGAGCTGCACTTTCAGCACCGACTTTGCCCGACATATCCGACAATATGTAAGCAATTAATGTTGTTATATCGTCTACCGTACCATCACTCTTTCCGTTAATTTCGCCATCATTTAATGTTACATTAATCTTAGCCATTTACTTTTCCTCCTCAAATTTCGCATCACTTCGTAACCTGTTCTTTTCGGCTATAACACCGAGCTTTTGCATTTTCAAGTACAATGTACTCCTTGCCATTCCTAGCTCCTTGCTCATAGCATCTATAGTCATATTTTTGGTTATGTACATCTCCTTGAGCTGCTGAAGCGTTACACCCTCGTGCTTTGCTTTGGGCTTGTCCTCCGAAATCACCTCGGTCTGAGGAACTTCTCTGTTCTCCGTTTCGGACACCTCCGGCTCATCCTTGACTACTTCCTCGACTTGCTCCGGCTCAGCCCCAACTTCCTCAGTATCAAGCATTTTGAACTTAAGCCTTAATGCATCGAGCTCCTGTGGCTCAAGGTATGCAGTGTTTCCGCATTCACCCTTGTCCGTAATTCGTATATTCTTAAGCAAGCAACATCCTCTGCCGTTAAAATAGCAATCCGATGCGCCGCAAATAATGTTATTCATCTTCTGCCTCCTTTACCAACTCATCAGCATTATCTCTCATATATTGCGAAACTTTAACATATCCCTCAGTATTTATAGACTCTGCAAATCCCCTGAATATTGTTCTTGCTGGGTAAACCTCTATAATCTCTCTGTTTTCATCCATATCAAAGACTATAACCCATCCAAAAGTATGTAAAATCATATTAACAAACCATAAAAGTCCCGTATTCCTAAATTCTTGCCAAGTTTTTCTTCTTATCATAATTATTACCTCTATATTTGCTATACCTCCTACACCACGCTGTACACGTCAGACCTGCCAAGCAGATAGTCAATACTGCAACCATACTTCTCAGCAAAGTCATAGATAATCCCAATATCTATAACCGACCATCTGTTCAGCTTATCTACAAGCGCATAAGCAATGCCTGAAGCTGTACCCTCGCCATTCTCCTCCAGTACAGTCATTACTCGTTCCTCCAGCACATCATACAAATCATTACTCATTCAAATTCCTCCTTGTCAAAATTGAGGAAACGTGCTACAATTTAATTGATGTATTTGGGTAGCTCGTCTCCCATACTTGCCCCCGGGTTACCGCCCGAGGGCTTTTCTTTTTCATTAGTCATCATAATTCCCTCACGCTGAGTTCTGTTCCTTGCCATCACGTCTGACAAGCGTTGCCCTTACATTAAAGCCTAAGGCTCTTGAAAGTCCCCGTGAAGCGGCATCCTCTATATCCGCTATAACCGCATTGGTTTCCTCGGGAGTTTTCGCCGCAGAGTCAGTGTTGATGGTTATGGTTGTGTTTCCATCCTTAAAAGATATCTTCATACAAATCACCTCCATAAATTGTATTAAAACTCACCCTTGTCCTATAACCTACCCAACGGCTCCGCCCACGACTACGGAGCAAGATAGTATGTATAGTGGGGGATTTACTATCGTTTATTTTTTGTCGTGGTAAAGGCAACGGAGGGAATCGAACCCTCACCGCACCCATCTGTGCCATTGCATTTAACGAAATATGTAGACAACTGTTTTTAATATTAAAGGTAACTCTCTCGTTCTGCATTGCCATAGCCTCGTTGTATGAAATATAATAATATTGGACTTTTAAGGTTATGAGTTTGATTTGAAGCTATGGCAAAAACAACATTAATAACTTTGATTTTTTCACTACTTTGGGGTATAAAGTGAATTTCAATGCCTTGTCAGCACCCCGCTATGTATTTCTGTCCTTGTACATTGGCTCTCACCTCCTTAACCTGTTCAAAATGTATTGTCACTACCTAACCACCTTGCTATAATGTAATCACCAATATGCCAGTATCGGAATACTTATAGAAAGGAGAAAAACAATGAAGCAATACCTCGTTGATTTATCAACTCTATCAATTGAATTGAGACAACAAGTAATAAAAATAATGAACGATTATGCCTTTGTTGCTCAACCAATATTAGACAAGCCAAATGTTTTTAATGTGTACTGGGATTTTGCTACTCCCATTGATGAAAAGTTGCAAATTCCCAAAGTTTATATCACTCCGCTTGATTAAAGAATTTGAACTGTACCATAGGTTTTTGTGGGTCATAATCCATTGTGACCCGCATTTTTTTATTTAGCTTAAATGGCTCTGTCAAAACTTGTAGAGCTACCATCGCTTTTTCAAATTCAGCTCTGCTAAGTCCTAACTCACTAACCAATTTATATTCCATTCACTCACCTCAGTTGTCATCTTCACTAAAGTACGATATTTTCAAAAAATCTTCATTTGGGTCGTAATCAATTATGACCCTTGTTTTTTTGTCTAAAACCTTTTCCAACGGCTCAAGAATGTGCCTTATTGCAAAAATATCTCTTTTAAATGTTTCCGCTTTTAAATTTGTTTCTTTTAGAAACACCACCATCTCACCTCCTCCGCCTCTATATTGTATTTTTTTTGCCTTTTAGGCTACATTTAGTATGTTTATTCTTGCTTTATAGTAATTTTTATGTTAAAATATCTACATAAGATAACGCCGAGCCAAGCCTCCTTGGAGGAAGGTGTAACGACTAGATACGGAGCAACCATAACGATGGTTGAAGGCATAGTCTGAACTTACAGGTAACTGTAAGAATTGTACAGAAATGATACAATCCCACTTTAAGTGGAGTAACAAATTTGGATGCACATAAATAACGTTATGAACTTCGCTGCATCACCTGCTATTTCCACTGCAACTTCACTTGCAGAGAAATATGAACAGTATGATGCACAGGTCAACAGAGCTCTTGGTCTTGATAACGAATACACTGCTAAAGTAGCAACATTACCAAAGTCCCTTGAAACTGCGTTAAATATGAATGAGAAGGTAATTTTATTGCCCTGTTATAAGGTAACTTATAATTTGTAACTCCGTAAATTCGGCGAAAGTCTTACATATTACACCACTCCTACTTGGAGTGGTGTTTTTTCGTTATAGCCAAAAAGCTCATTAGGTGAAATACCTATACCTTTGCACAGCTTATAAATATCATCGGCTGTTATACTTCTTCTGCCATTAAGTAAATCACTCAGTCCCTTGCCTGTGTATCCGCATTTTTTAGCAACCACATATTGCTTTAAACCACTATCCTTGATAGCTTTTCTTATGTTGTTTATTATTGTCGGTTTAATTGACCCCACCAGCTCACCTCCTCCACCTCTACAATTTTCCAAAACCACGAAAATGGTATTTTTAACCGGCACGATTGCCACTCAGGTTAAACAAATCATCCACCGTACACATAAATGTATCTGCAATCTGCTTACCGAGCTGTAATGTTACAGCCTTAGTACCTCTTTCAATTTGCGAAATCATCGGTGCGGAAACACCGACCCTCTGAGCAAGCTCATCTTGTGTCATACCTCGTGCAATACGCAGCCGTTTTATATTTTCGCCTATGCTCATTTGCACCACTTCCTTAAAATCCAAGCGATAATACACACATCCAACACAATTTCGATTAACCTCAATGCTATCTCCATTTTTGCCTCCTATTCTATTGACAAAGCAGATTAAAACGGCTAATATAATCCATAGGGGAGGTTTTTCCTCCCCCTCTGATTAACGGAAACTCTTGATTAGCTCAATTATTTCGTTAATCAGTTGGATTGTGGCTGTGATAAGGACAATTTTCTCAACGCTACTTGAGGTTTTGTCCTTATCACTTTTTTTGCCCTTTTTCCTGCTCATTTGCATTTCCTCCTACAGTATTTAGCCAAGCTAAAACTTAACTATGGTTAAATTATATCAGCTGTAAGGAAAATACCATTTTCCCAAAAAACCACGAAAATGGTATTTTTAAGGAAAATTGTCAAGAGGTATTTTGAAATTTATGTGAATCTTATTCACCCCTCTTTGCAAAAAAAATTGCATCTCGTTCTTCCTTTGTTAAATCCAAAACTCTTGTCAGTGCATCTATTTCGCTCGCTTTAAAATCTGCATCACCATTAATTCTGTTATATAAGGTTTCCCGTAATATTCCAGATTTCTCAGCTATCGCAGTAACAGACATTCCCGATTCTCTGAATTTTTCTCTTAACAGCCTTACGTCTGTCAATCCTTCCACCTCCTGTTGAATTTAATTCACATCTATAATATATCACCCCTCTAAATTTTTGTCAATAGTTTTTCACAAAATTGTTGAATTATTTTCACAGTTGTATTATAATTATTTCAGGAGGTGAATTCT